TGAATGTTTGCCATGGGTTCCTCGTATGAAAAGACCGCCCGCCCCCGAAGGGGCGGACGGGTTGGGGTTTATCACCCTATAGCTTAGCTATAGAGCACGCAGGCCAAACGGTCGTCCAGCACAGCGACACCGCAGAGCAAGTCAAAGGTGACTCGCATACCCTGCACGGTCGAATCGTACTGCATCGTGACACGCATCGCCAAACCGTCGAAGCTCGCCACGAACGAACGGGCACCAGTGTCGCCAGGAACGGTAGCGAGAGGTCGGCTGACCAACGCGACTGCATCCTTGTGGAACGCGAGGTTCCAACCACCAGCGGGACCGTAGTAGACCGCATCGCCATCGGTGAGGGCAGCGGACAGAGGGCGATCCAACAGGATTTCGCTCTCGGTCGTGCTGTTCTCGGTGACGGCAATCACCGTGTACGTGTGCGAGGACGCACCCGTACCGAACGTCACGGTCTGACCAAGCTGAGGACCTTTGTTGGCGTCATGTCCGTCAACATTGACCTCTTTCGCGTAGCCACTCGCGTAGTTCGCGGTGTTGTTGACTTCGCCCTTACGATAGACGGTCGCAACTGCCGAAGCAGCAACGGCGTCACGGATACCTTCGGTCAGCGTCAGATCAATGGGATCATTCGCAATCGAGGAAATCCGATAAGGCTTGCCTTCGCCCTCGAACGTGACATAGCAGCCAGCGGTGATGTCCGCAGCAGCCGCAATGGCAGTCTCGATGACGGTCGAACCAGCCGCTTCAGCCGCATCCACGGTGCCGGTCGTAACCTGGGCATCGTCAACATTGCTGTAAGGCATGTTCTGGTCCATGAAGGCGTCCATACCGTAAACGCGACCGAGGCTGGCTTCACGCAGGGCAGTGCCCGCATCGCCACGCTTCTCAGTCGAAACAAACAACTCGGCACCCAACGTAGCCTTTTGGGCACGGGGACCGAGAACGAGGACGCGACCCATCTTCGGGCAACGGGCGATGTCCAACGCAGTGTTGGCATCAAGAACCATGTCCGGGGCATTGGTCTTGGTCATCTCATTGAGGCGACCTTCCTCGCTGGTGCCATTCAGACGGCACACCTGACCGGCCAGAACCTGATCGACCTTTTCGGCCAATTCACGAGCGGCAGGCTCAAGATAACGCTCAACCAGATTCGGCAGAGCCTTGCTCATTTCGCCATCTTTGATGACAAAAGTAACATGGAAGTGCTGATCCAGAGGAACAGGAATGTTCGGGGACTGGGCATCTTGCTCAGTTACCGAATCGGCATCCGTCTTACGCTTACCGCTGAAGTCAGCAGGGCGGGACGTGTTTACAACATCGCCGTAGTCGGCGACCATGTCGCTGAAGTCACGATTGACGAGAGCACCCATGACCAGATTGGACATGAGGGTACGCAACGCCTCGCGTGCCCATACCTCTGGAATCAACGCATCATTGTCGTTGGCCCAGTGGAGCACTTCAGGCTTTTGGAACAAGTCGTTCATCTTGGTATATTCTCCATTGATGAATGAAAGTGGATAGTAAAAACAGTTTACCCGCTTAGCCATACGGTACGGCGTTGATTCCCGGTTGTCCTCCCGGTGAGGTCAGGTCGCTCTCGCACAGCTACCTTGATAGTCCTAGTTTCTTCCGACCCTCTGGCGTCTTCGCCAGTTCCATGTAATCTGAGGTCGAAATCTTGGCGTGATCTATCGCACCGGCTGCTGAGACTTGTCCGGGGGCAGTGCCCGCACCGATTCCTGCCGCGACATTGGTCTTGAACAAATTGCCGAACTCGATCACGTTGTCTTTCATCTTTTCAACTGCTTCCTCTGGAGTAAGGTTCGAGACGTGCTTCTGCCCATTCTCGTCAACCGAAGTCCACTCTACACGAGGAACCAATTTTCCAGTGACATTTCCCTCGGCATCCACTTCCTCGATCATCTTGCTTTGCGGTGCGAGATGGGCGATGAAATGCGTTGGGTTGTAAGCGTCGTGCTTGATGGCTGCATCCGTGACAGCACGCTCAATCGTGCTTGACTCATACAGAGTCTTGTACTTGTTGGCAGCTTCGTTAGCTTTGCCCAAGTCTGCTTCATATTGTGCCTGAGCCTTTTTCTTCTCAGACTCAAGTCGTTGTTCTTTGGTGAGCATCTCGTTTCGCACTGCTTCCAGTTGCGTTTCGAGGCTGGCTCGTTGATCGTTGGTGAGGTTCTGCTGAGCCAGAAGAGTCTCGTATGACTTCTCCATAGTCTCGAACTTGACCTTGAGCGTCTTGTTGCGTTCTGCAACGAACTTGTTGACTTCCTCTTGTGTGAAGGTCTTGCCAGCGTTAGCTTCGGCTGCCTTGACGGCTGCTGCTTCGGCTGCTGACGCTGCGTCGGCTGCTGCACCTGCACCCTCGTCGCCACCTTCGCCTTCGTTATCCCAACACAACAGTTCTGCACGCAAAAACAATTCGTTCATTTTCATCTCCGTTTTCCCGCTCTTTCAGAGCGTAACCCGCCATTTGAAAGCCGTGGCAGTAGTCGGCTATTATGATACCCGTTTGACATCAAACAGGTTTCTCTCCCTGAAAAATGGTCGAATCAAATTGAAGGCTTGCGGAGAAGGAATCAAGTGAGCCAGATGCTCCTGGTTGTTCCCGTCTCTTTGGTATGAAGTCTTCACGCCACCATACGACGAAGTGGTGACGGATAAGTTCTCAAGGTCTGCCTCTGGATCGCGTCCAGAGAGCAGTGCCTTTGCGATCAAGTAGGTCGCATTTTCAATTTCGGTCGGCACCGTCGAGTCAGCGTCTCGCGGAAACTCCAGAGGCTGGGCTTCCTCGGCTGCTTGAATCAGTGCTCGATTGGTCGCGGTCGTCCAGTCGGTGTCATCGTCGCTCGCTTCCACGAGTGTGTAGACGGTTGCCTTCTGGCCGATGTAGTCAAACTGGTCGATCAGTTCAGTTGCCTGAACAAGTGCCTTCAACCTGTCATCAGGTGAAGAACGATCCCAGTCGTATGCGTGAAGTCGTGCCGCAAAGAAAGCATTGCCGCCAGATACTGAGCCATAATTACTCATCGTCTTGTGACTCCTCTTTCTCTTCCTCGGCGGACGATTCGTCAGGGTCGATGTCTGGTACTCCACGAGCACCAGCACCTTGAGCGATTGCAGCTTGTCCGCTACCGCCCGCTACCTCAGTCTGAGCCAGGAGCGTGATCGCTGCTCTCTCAGCCTTGTCTTCCTTGGCCTGCTTGACTTCCTTCTCGCCGTCGAATCCAAGAGCGTTGCTCGCGGTCTCGTCGGATACCAAACCAGACGAGTGAGCCTGGATGATGTCCTGTACGGCAGAGGTAGTGTAGCCAGCACGGTCGATCTCGACCAGGATGGAGCGAATGGTTTCGCTGTCTTCTGATCCGCCGAGCATGGTCTTGACGATCTTCTTGGCAAGTGACTTGCGTGCCTTCTTGCTTGGCAGACGATCCATGAGGGCAGCCATTTGCTTGGCTTCCTCGATCCGCTCGATGTCCTGCTTGAGGATGTAGCGTTCCGGGTAGTTGACGACGGCTGGCTTTTCATTGCCCTCGTACATCGACCAGTATTTTGCAATCAATTGTTCAGTGTGCTCAAGAATGAGACCGATGTAACTCAGTCCCGCTTCAAGACCCTGACTGGACAACTTTTTCGCTTCGGCTGACTCAGTTCTCGAACCAGCCTTATTAGAGACTGCCAAATTGACGAGTTTGCGAATATCATCTTCGAGTTTCTCCTGTAGCTTCATCGAAGCCATGAGAGGATCGGTCGGTGGAGCGATGTAGCCAGGACGCTCGGAGTCCATGTCGTAGTAACGACCCTTGCCGCCGATCTGCTCCTCTTTGTCCTTCGCTCGTTGCCCACCAGCTTCAGGCGTGTTGCCTTGGCCGGGTTGCTTGAGGTGAGCACCAGTTGATCGGAGGTCTCGTTGAATCGTGAGGAACGGGCTGCTTGATTGAAGCTGCCAGTTCACGTCGCCGCTCACCAAGTTTAGCAACGCATGTTGGTACGTGCAGATGTCCGCCATCAGCGAGTCGCCGAGATCGGGCATGATAAACGGGACGATGTCGATTTCCAAACGAATGACGCCATCTTCGTCCGCTCCTGGGACCATGATGACTTCTCGTTCATCCTTGTCCTCCACGTCTGTGAAGAACTGGACGTTGACCTTTCCGCCTCGCATCTCGTCCTTCCAGACAAGACGCAGACGGGTCTCTCGTCCCTCTGGCAGTTTGATGCCAGCGAACTCTGTGTTGTAACTGACAACGTGGTCTCGCAGCAACACTGCTGAATAGGTGCCTGGATTCTCTTTGTGATCCAGCGTCCAGGACAAGATGTCCTCGATGCGGTAGCAGTATAGGTACGGTGCCAAGTCGGGTCGGTTACGCCGCTGGGCTATGGTGGTTGGCATCGCACCGGGTGCGTCAACATAGACGCCTGCTCGGCCCATGATCAACAATTCAGTAAGCAGTTCGACTCCGATGAACGTGTTCATCGAAGCACCTTCTCGATCTACTCCAGCCGACTCGCCATTGACCGCTCGGTCATACGACGGCGAACCATCAGAACGCAGCACGTCTTCCAATCGTTGGAAGATGCTGTTACGGATGTCTAAGATCGCCGCTTTAGCGAACGTGGGGATCGGCGTGCAAAACTTTCTGAGAGCATAGTCAGAAGAGTCCTCACGAGTGGACCACCTTTTCAGGTACATCTCTCGGTAGGTCTTTCCGCCCCGGAAAGTCTCACGCCACTCCGTCCACTCCGTAGCATCGAACAAGAAGTCCGGGTGCCGGATCGCAGCAGAGACGAGTGAGGTTGTTGCTGCCATTGATTACTCGCAGTCTTCGCAGACTTCGCTACGTTTGTGACGGGGGAATTTTTCGAGCGGAAGACGCTTCAGACAAGCCGCACAAGTGCGATTATGCTCGTCGTCTTGCTTACGAATGGCTCGAACCAAAGTAGCCAGTTCGTTCTTCGTTCGCTCCCGCTTTTTCTTCGGTGCGGGTGCTGGTACAGGTTCCGGTGTGGGTTCCTCTTCCTTGGCTTCCTCTTTGCCTTCCTCGACGGCGTCCAGGACTTCGTCCTCGACCGCTTCCTTGTCAAGGACAACTTCGGCTTCGTTCTTGAACTCCACCTTCGGTGGTTCTACATGCCATTGTTTGTCTTTAGAAGTCACGTACACTTTCTCCTGCTGTTATGTTTCGCCCCGTCTGGCGACTGTATGCCATCATGTGAGCTACTTCGGTGAGATTGAGTGCATGGGCTTGGTGATCCGCTCCGAGCGAAACGTACACCGCTTTTGGCTTGCCCATGTCGTCGAGTTCGTATGTTCGCACAAGGTTCTGAACGTGTTCTCTGAAAACACCGGAGATGTTTTGAGGTAGAAGTGTCCGTTGCTTGTGCAGGCGTCCGAGAGCCATGTCCAGGAACGCTGTGCGATCCACAGTCAGGATGGATACCCTCTCATCATCGTGTGCTTCCTTGATCTCGTGTCCAGTCGTACCCTTGCGGTATTGGACGACGCTCGCGTGTCCGTAGAAGCGTCTACAAAAAGCCTTGGCCAGAATAGTTTCAGGCTGGAAATCTATCGCAGTGTATTGAACTTGCCATTCCGCCATCAGTCTATCTAAGACTGAGAAATCGCTACCCGGAAGACGACCGCTCCAGAGCACTTTACATGTGCTGCGAAGGTGTGGCTCGAATCCGGGGTCGCCATCCAAGTACAGGTACTCGGCGACGACGACATCGAGAAAGGTCCCAACGTCAACGCCCATGACGATCTGTCTGTTGCCCACGTCTGGCCGAGGGTCTTCTATTCTATGATCTCGAAGGCAAGCGTCGATCACCGGGTCGGTGACACGAGCACCTTCGAGTAAGTGCGGTTCGCCCAACTTCTGATTGACGAACTCGACCTGTGCGGCGTCGTCCGACTGACCCTTGAAGTAGGCTACTACCAACTCGCCGGGCGAGATAGCAGGACCGTACATTTGATTCAAATGGAAACTTCGATGACCGTGTGCAGGAGAAGTTGCTTCCCAGTATGCTTTAGCGAGCCACTCCGATTTGTTATCATGGGGGAGTTTGCCGCCACATTCAGGACACTTGAAGAAACTTCGGTAGCAGTCTTGATCAGTGGCGTGTTCACCACAAATCTCGATGCAGCCTTTGATGCCCTTCTTTTCATCCGGCCAAAGTAATTCAATCTTTTTGCCGCAGCATGGGCAAGGGAATCGGTAGCGTTCTTGTGTACCGAGTTGGTACTGCTTGTTGATTCCGTAGTTGGGGAGTGTCGGTGTGCTCAGTCCAAAGAAGTGCTTGTTCTCGTGAGCCGAGAGGCGTTCCAACACTAGGCTCATAGCCTTCGGGTTGCACCTGTCGTACTCGTCAACGATGGCTACGCCAACCGGCACCGACACCAAGCCAGATTCAGCAACTGATCCACGGATAAAAATGTGGGCGTGGTCGCCAGTTGTTTTCAATCCGACGTTGTTCGATCCGATGAACATGTTTCTCAGTGCTGGACTGAGAGCGACCATCTGGTCGAGTCGTGCTTTAGCGAAGTCGCCTGCAAGGTTCTGCGTTGGCAGAACGTACAGTACGTCAACTTTCTTTTGGTCTACAAAGTAGAGAGCCTTGATAAGACCCGCTACACTGAAACCCATCTGGGCGGCTTTCTGAACAGAGACAAAAGGGTCGCGTGCGTTCAGTATCTCTCGCTGCCAGGGGAACTTATCGAACGACAGTTTCCCGGCATAAGGTGGTGGTGTGTAAATTCGGTGCTCAGCCCATCTGGCACACGTATTGAGCGTGTTGTTGACCAGACCTTCGGCGAGTTGTTTTCGCACGGAGGCTAGCATGTCGCTCATAGGTTCAATGCACCAAAAAGGATTTCGACTGTGACCAAATAGTCATCGTTTGGTTGTTGCAGTGCCGAAGCAATTACGTGCAGCCCATTGTTGCTATTGCGTGCGACGATACGACCGGGGTCAGCCATGGGCATGATAGGGACGCTGACCACGTATGCTTTCTTCAGCACCTGGAAGTCATTGAAGAACTGCTCAAATGCCGGTTGGGCATACTTGGTGTAAATCGTTTGGCGGGAGGCTTGTACGTCGGCTGCCGGGATCGTGAACTCTGCCTTCAGATGGTTGTTCATGCTCATGCGAATGATCGCATCATCAATACTGAAATCCACATGCTCGGCGTTGACATACTCTTTGTCCTGCTTACCAAAGAAGCGGACGCCAGTCGCGTTTGTCAAGCGAGCATGGGCAAAGTCGGCTATTTCTTGAACTGTAAGTGGCATTAGTATTTGTATCCGAGTTGGGACAGGATTGGTCCGTAGTAGTTTTGCACCATCTTGATGCACTCTTCATTGTAGAGCACTCGATAGTGTTGGTGTGCTCTGTGTCTCGACATGCCTTCGTGTGTGAGTTTCAACTCAGGCAGTTCCAATTGCTCGAACGCTTGTGACATCATTGGCACCAGCCGCTCGAAGCGAATCATGTGTGTTGTGTAAGGCAGCCCGTAGAACATGCCTTCGTGCGGACCTTCGTAGTCTTTTGGTCCCTCAAGGGTCTGTCGAAGCCACTGCTCGAAACTGACAGGCTTGATCCGCCAGTACCAGGAAGCCATGGTATCGTATGGATTCCTGACAACTGAGATCACTGCTCGACATTCCTTGATGGTGTCCAAGCACATGAAGTGTTGTGGCTTCACGACCTTCGCACTGTTGGCAAGCAGGAATCTCTTCAGTGATCGTGAACCAGTGTTTGGATGGCAAATGAAGCCTACTCCGTCAAGCACATACATCTATTTCACCATGTAAGCTGGAACCCAGTCGCCTCTCCAAACCATGCGAGGACCGGAAAGGTGCATCCCGCGATACTCTTGAGCCAAGTGGATGAAGATTCCGGGCGACCAGAGTCGATTCTGATTCCACCGTCGAAGCGGACCAGCTTCCGCTGGCTGTGCCGACAGGGCAAACGTGATTGCGATGATTGCGGCGAGGACCTTCATGTTTGGTCCTCCTTTCTTCGGTTCCTAGAGTTAGAAAGCACCGTCTGTGCTCTCAAGTAGTAACTGCATCCGTGCCGAAATGACCGACGTACCAGCAGATACGTGTCCCGCTACCCACACGTCGAATGGGTTGTCGATTCCAGGTTTGTTCAGAAGAATGGGCGAGACTGGCACAAATTGAACAGCCTCGACTACTCCCTCGAACTCAACGAGAGTTCGTGTTGCACCAAACGGTGCAGCAACTACGTCGATCTCGTCTGCCACTCTCAAGTGAACGTCATTTGCTTTGGTGGTGTCCGCATTGTAATACAAGTGAACCAAGTAGGCTCGCGTGTTATCCGGTACGGAATACGCACAATGCAGTGATTGACCTTGTCCGCCATCGTGAGCGTCCACTGTGATGATGTTCGTTACCCCATCAGAGGTCTCAATCATTATCTCGTCGGCATTGACGCCGAGGTAGGTGCCCATCGCTGAGCCATACGCTCGAAAGACTCTGGTGAACGAGGTTGTCGTTGCAGTTGAAGCCGACGCACCAGCAGTCGCAATTGTTTCGCTGGCGAGTGCGTAGGTATCGTCCAGACCTTCGATGGTCACTTCGCGGCAACCAGTTCCAGCCGCAGTGTCATTGGCGTTCCCACCTGCTGCTATGCGAACGGTGCTGGCTGCTGTAGGCTGCCAGAGTGCTCCGACTGCATCGGAGATAATCGGTTCAAAGGTTGTGGCGACCGATTCGTTCCGTCCCCATTTATCAACGACCTTGTAGCCTGGGACTTGTCCAGCGGCGACTCGATGATACCATTCTGTGGTCCCAAAATAGCTCATTCGTCTTCCGTGGGATTCGGGCCGAGGAACATGATCACGATGGGAATGATCACCTTCATCGCCGGGATGAAGTATTCGACGAACCAAGCGTAGATCGTGTCCCAGTCCCAGTCACTGATGCCGCCGAGCATGTTCGGGTCGGCTACCAACTGGTTGCGTGACTGACGCATCACTTTGCTGCTCTTGGCGGCACGGACGCAGTCGTCGTAAGTCTCTTTGGTGATTTCGCCAGCTTCGTACTTCTCTTTCGAGACCTGCTTGAAAGCCTTTGTGTAACGGTACTGTGATCGAAGGTCTCTAAACCACTTCAGCATTGGAGTCCTCTTCATCTGCATCCACCGTTGCAATTCCCAAGTGAATGAGAAGAACGGTGAAATTGGCGATAGCGACGGTGGCAGCCCACTCACGTACTGTGAACTGATTCAGCATCGCAATGCTGACCCACCACGAAGTACAGAAGCAGCAGTTAGCCAGTTGTCCTGCTACTGGGTGTAGCTTTTCTGCGGCTCGGCGGAAGTATCCACCTATGTGTGACGAGCAGAACAGTACGGTGAGGGCACCGGCAGCCATTCCGCCTACGATTAGTGCTTTCATTTGACCAGACTCGGCTTCACGAGGTACTTCTTGACTTCGTCTGCCGTCCGGTATCCCTTCTCGACCTTGACGATTTTCTTGCCGTCGAAGTAGAAGAGGGTGGGACCTGCGGTGACCTTTGGGCCTTTCCAGTCTTTCAAGTCCACGTACCTTACATCGTAGCCTTGCTTTACCAGAGTCGGTAACGTGGTTTCTTTGAGTTTTTTGCACCAGGAGCATCCTTTCCATCCGACCGCCGATAGCGAGGTCGCCTTGGTTTCCTTTTTGTTCCACCTGAAGATGCCGGTTTGATGCGATTCAGCAAGCGGACTATGTACGGTGACGCTTGCTGGATTTTCTGTTTCACCGTGAGCGTTGCCGAGCGAAAGATAAGCAGTAGACGTAGCAAGGAACGTAACACAGGTCAGAACTCCGAATATGCGTGATTTCATCATTATGGACGCCACAATTTGTAATGCGGGTAACCCTGGAACCCGCGAAGTGCGAAAGAGTCGCCCTGTCTCACCATTTGATCAATGGTGTCAGCGTCAACCCAGAAACACCCTTCCGGTTCGTCTCCGAATCGGTAGGGACCATTCACCCAATTGCTTCCCCATGAGTTGAGGATTAGTGCCCCGCGACGACCCTTGTCGGAGACACCGATGCACACCATCGAGTGGTTCCAGGTTGACTCGAAGAACAGTCTCCGAGGTCTGTTGAGGAACCCATCCTCGTCTCTCGTTCGCTTTCCGTCGCCGAAACCGATGCTCGATCCAATAGTGACCGGGCACCCCATGTAGACTGCGTCTCGCAATTCCTCGTAGGAGTCGATTGCGATGTACTCTTTGACCGGATGAATCCGGGCAATTAGCTCAAGACCCTTCGGAACGCCTTTGGCACCGAACTCTACTGCACGACTTGGCGAGGGGACACGTAAGTCGTGGTTCAGCAGCGGGTAGTTGAGTCTGGCAACTACCCCGTACTCTTGCAGTGCCTGAGCAGCCCACAGGTTGTGTGAGCCGCCTCCAGCGGTGATAGGCAATCCACCTATCTCAATTCTCGAAAGCCCGTAGATGACACATGCGGCTGCCTGAGCGGGTGGTGCCCGTTCGGGGTCGCCAGCACGGATTTCTACCGCCGAGAGAAAATCGACCGCAGCAGCCGTCGCTTGCCCAACGCACGACGGTGCCGCACCCTGGTTTCGTGGCACGTAGGGCGTGCCGTGGACGTATTCCCAGTCTTTGTAGAGCAGGCGGGTTCCGCCTTCTCCGATACCGTCCCACTCTGGGACGCTCCAGACGAGATTGTCGTCTCCAAGACGGAGATCGGGCGTTTCTGCCCACCCGCCTTGGTACACGTCTCGTCGCAGTGCTTCTGGTGCTCCAATGAGTCCAGTGACTGCTGCGATATGAGCACAGGTGAAGAGTCCACAAAGGAACCCTGCACCGATTTTCTTACTGAATTGCATCCCTCAGACCTTTCGCTATCGAGTTCCAAGCCACCACATGCTGTTCTGGTGTCTTCAGATTCCCCAGATCGGATTGAGACGTAAGATACGCCTGCAATTCCGCCATCAGGTTCTCGTCGAGCGTCAGGTCTGCGTTCATTTCCGCCGTCTTCGAGATTATCTGCCCCGGAGTGACCAGATCGCCCTTCTCCACCAGTTGTGCTACTTGAGAGAAGTTCGATGCGAGTAAGGTGCAGGTCTCTTCGTCGATTCTGTATTTTTGGCACCAACCCATCACTTTTCCGGCCAATTCCAAGTCGATCTTCACGACGGGAACGACCGGATCGTCTGGGGGGACTACAATAGGTGGTCCCTCCACAGTTACGGGCTGCGTGTGGATGCTGAGATCACCGTCAACGTAAATTGCGGCAATGATGTTGTAGACTCCGGGTTTGCGGAAGGATACAACGTAATTTTCGTTGCTCTCGCCGTAAGATTCGGAATCCGTGGTCTGGGGTAAACACTCCCAACGGACAATGTCACCTTCGGCCAGGAAACGGACGAGTTCGCCGACCTCTGCGACATCTTGACCGATAAATTCGGCTTTGTAGCCGACAAAATTCGGTTCTTCTGTCTCAAGCATCGGATTCAACAGCAGTGCAATTGGCATCGTGATGAATGACGCCATGATTGCAAAGCCGAGTAGTGCTTTTGTGTTCATGGTTTACCCTCTCACAGGTGTTGATACTCGTATGTCCCGTTTCACTGCGTAGTGAAACGGGACATTTGAGCGAATGTTACTTGATGGGTTCGGTCGTCACAAATCGCAGGATGACGTTGCCTACGCCGACCGCGACAGCCAAAACACTGACCACCGTAGGATTCTCGACGATCAGTTCGTGACCCTGCAAATAGGTCAGCACGCCAACGGCGAGAACTGCCATGTTGGCCCAAACGGTCTTCGATACTAATGCACTTTTGGGTTTCATTGTTCGTACCTTTCCAGGATTTCTTTGGCCCATGCCACGAGGTCTTCGGGTCGTTGGCCAGATGGTTGTGAAGTCACCCAGAGTTCTAGGTTCTCGATTCGGTTATCGTCTCGCACGCCATTGATGTGGTGTACGTTTTCGTCGTCACGCAATTTGCGTCCGAGGTGTTCTTCCATGACCAAACGGTGTTCCATCTCATACGTTCTCTTGCCGGTGTAGACTCGGACGTATCCGTGTGCCTTTCTCCGACCACCATTCCATTTTGACGATTCTTCGCCGGAAGGTCTGTTGCAACCGCAACTTTTTGTTCGTCCTCTTCGCAAAGATGAACCACACAAAGACTTGAT